GTTTAATGTCATTGACTATTATATTTATTCTACTTCATAATCATTCACACTCCCACGTTTTGTTCTTAATTTGGAACGAACACGCATCAAGTGCACTGAAACAGACGGCTCTTTCGTATGATGATAGTTTATCAACTTGGCGTTGTTTGTTAACATCAAAATATTTGCAAGGTCGTCGTTTTGAGTAAATTTCGCAAGTGTTGCATCTTCTAAAACTTTGACGTGTCTTCCATTAAAGAAGTCCGGATCAATCACTACGTCTTCGGGACGAAGAACAACTTTCTTGCCATCTATTTTTGTCGTTCCTTGTTTTCTTCCCGCGTATGTTGCCAACTCCACATCGTGTGCTATACGCGACAATATCGACGATGGTTCATAATATTTGCTCTTCTTATTTGCGTCCATCGTGAACAATAAATAAAACTCCGGATTCTTCTTGAAAAATTTATTCGCCTGATAGTAGTGCTCCACAGATAACCACCGATGTCCATCCAACGTAAATGGCGCATTCCACTCATTCGATATCTTTCTTCGCCAATTATTGTTTCCACGTTGTTCTTGGCCACCGCCACCAAGGTCCAGAAACCCCAGTCGGTCACTCTGCGATACATAGTCACCTTGTGCTCTTCCAGGCATTTTGTCTCCCGCGCTTTTATGATGCACCAGTTGAACATTCTCACTAAAATGCGGATTCGCCGCCGCGGCAGATAATGCATCCACGCTTTCATCAATCATTCGCCCCTCCACCTTTTTCGCAATACCCAGTTCCTGAATAAACAACCTAAACTGAGGAATATGACTATATGCACCATTAAAGAATTTACCCTGCAAACACCGCGTAACGACTTGCAATTTGACACAATATGGTATCTCCGGAAATGTCAACATCGCATTTCCATAGTAAGTAATTAATTCATAATGTTCCATTGAATGTGACACCATAATATAGTAATCCGGGTTGAACTCGTAGTCTTCCGATGCAGCAGAAGCCCCCACCGGCATTTCTGCCGCCCCCTCTGTTTTACTAACTTCCGCAATATTTTTACGAATTTCCTCTATCAAACTTGCAGTCAAGTCATTGCCGCAATTTATGACATTGATATCCTGGAACGACTTTCGCTGGTTTTGGTTGTAGTCATTATAAGACAAAATAATAAACTTTATATTCAAAATGACTTCGAGAGCAGCGATTGCCCATTCATCTGCCCAGTATTCACTTGTCATTTCACCTTTTTGTATTACTTCACGCAACTGATGAATTGTTTTTATACCTTTCATAAATTTAACATCTTTCTTGTTTTCTTTTACAGCTTCTAATTCTTGCATGACGCGTTTATTGCTTTCAACGAGTTTTTCGGATTCAGCTTTTAGTTCTAGTTTTTCTTGTTTGCTTTGACTATTCTGAAATCGCTCTTTGATTTCCTTGTTTCTTGTAGCAATATCCTGATTATCTTTTACTAATTTTTTCTCTTGTCGCGAATAATCGTCATACAATGTTTTATATTCGGTGAATTGACGCTCTGTAATCGCATAAGATAAAAGACGCCTTAATTTTATAACACTCATCGTAGTATCAGGATCAATGGTTTTATATGCTTGGCAAATAATCATAAAAAAACAATCGCCCCCTCCCGGATTATGAATTACTTTGAAGTTATTATTCTCGTAATAAGACTCCATCCACGATTCATCTTTGATGTGACGATATCTCTTTCTCTCCGCCTCAAACTGGTCAAGAGTTTGAACAGGAATACTTGCATGTTTTAATGGTAAGTCGGGAATCTTTGAACCTTCCGATAAAGAAGCACGAATCGCTTTTTGCAAATCCGCTTCCTCGCCTTCTAGTTCCTCTTCGTCATAACCCTCCAAACCCATCCCCAATTCATTGCTTAATAATGCACTCTTTTTAAGAGCTTCTTTTCTCCCCATTTCAGATACAGATAGTGCCAAAGGTGCTAGCGAAAGCTTTGACACCAACTTTGGTTTTGATGCCTGTGCTGTCTGTGCTGCTTCCGCCCTACCAGCTCTACCAGCTATATATACTGCTTTTCGAACCAAACTTTCCTTTACAAATGAGTATAGAAGTGCCGGCTCTGCCTTTTCCAAATTGATATCATTTTCTTCATCCAAAAGGGATGGAATCGTATCTTGCATCGCTTCTACGACGCCGATTTGCGACAATACCTTATCATCTTTTATGAGGTAGAGTGGAAAATATACTATCCCCTTTTCAATGAAGGTGTTTTTTATTTGCCCAATACTAACTATCGTATGAATACCTAAAACCTCTGCTTCATATACTGGGGCTTTATATTGTGTTTCTTTTGTATCTGATTGGTCTAATGCTTTTATTTCTGTATAGTTTATTGTAGGGTCAAGTCTTGAGCGAACCATTTTCTTAACAGATTTTTAATACGTGTATCTGTGTGTATGTATAATGTCAATGCTATATTATACTTAATATATTATACTTATTATATAATATTAAATATATTTATTTATATTTAATATACGTAGAACCTTATTTATTTCTTACTATAAATATAACTTCTAATGTTCGGCAACAAGATATCGTGTGTAATTATGGGAGGGCTAGGTAATCAGTTGTTCCAAGTTTTCGCAATAATGGCTTTATCGCAAAAATTAAAGCGCCTATTTTTTTTTCCGTATAAAAAGTTAGGAGGTGATAAACGTCAAGATATTTACTGGGATACGTTTTTTAAAGAGTTGAAAAAAGACACATTCGACACCCCTATTAATAAATTACGACTCCCAATGTATAAAGAAACTACATTTGAGTATAATCCAGAAATGCAAAAACATCCTATGATAACAAGTCCATTGAATGGTATTGTATTATTTGGCTATTTTCATAGCTATAAATATTTCGAAAAAGAGAGTAGTCAAATTATAAAATATTTAAAAATAAATGAAAAAAAACAAAATATGAAAAGATTATTGACCACGATATGTGGAAATAAACGGACGATATCATTACATTTTCGCCTAGGTGATTATAAATCCTTGACACATCATTATACTGCACTTGAGTTGGACTATTATGAGAATAGTATCTTATATATATTGAATACACCCGCGCCTACGCCTACGCCTACGCCTGCACAATTGGATGCGATTTCCACAGAGTATGTAGCGTTATACTTTTGCGAAGACAATGATTTGGAAGAAGCGGAAATAAAGATCGAACAACTGCGCATTAAGTTTCCTTCTATTATATTTCAAAGAGCACCTAATGAAATAGAAGATTGGCAGTCAATGCTACTTATGAGCTGCTGCAATCATAATATTATTGCAAATAGCACATTTAGTTGGTGGTCGGCGTACCTGAATACAAATCTGAATAAAATAATTTGCTATCCGGATAATTGGTTTGGTCCTGGATTACCTACACATACTACAAATGACTTGTGCCCCCCGTCATGGACAAAAATAAAATGGTCTAGATGTGATTGAATCATAATTATTTCAACGAACGATTATTAGCATAACTCATACTAATATTTTGCATGTTCCTTACTAGATGCGGCTTATCCAAGTCTTTCATAATATACTCATAATTGATTGTTCTTTGCTCTATATCACTATAGTCTTCCCTCTGAACTGCAATGATCGGTGCAAGTAAATACCATACATCCCGTTTCTGAAGTTGAATCCAATATTTATCGATTGAATATGAAAAGGCATTTGTAGGATTTTTCATTAGTTTTTCGATTCCTGTTTTTATATTTTCAATAAGCGTATCATAGTATGCATTTTTTACAATATATCCTGTTGTGGTCTGACAATGTGACACGCGAATACATGTATCGTCTATTACTTTATATGGTGGCACATTATTTCCTGCTATAAGCATAACATTACAAATATCTTTTGGATCGGAATGTAATGCTAGAAAATAATTCATTTGTTTTACCGCTAGTCCTTTATCTAAGAATAAAAGATCATCTTCGCATATCATTACATATGGCCAATTATTTTTTTTGGCGATTTGTAAACATTTTAAATGACTCATACTACAACCAATACGTCCATTTTGCAACTTGATTGCGTTGAAACGAATACTATTAATTCCTATGCTTTTTAATTCCCCTTCAATATGTTCCCTTCTATCTTTTCTGCTTTCTAGATTAATATATAAACAATGTTTTATATCACTTATCCCAGAAGGAAAATATGAATTTTTTAAAATTTCTGTCATACTTTTTAATATATACTTTTAATATATACTTTTAATATATACTTTTAATATATTTATACTTTATATATTTTCACGGAAATAATACAAATGATGCAAAATATTTGTCACTTTTAATTGTTTCTATGTATTCCAACATCATTTTGCATTTATATACGATATCATGATTCATTGTGTTTGTTTCAAATGCCACTATACTTTTTATAAGTTCAGATTTGCACATTTTCATTGTTCTACTGCGTGTTTTTGTTTTTGTTCCACTAATTTTACTTTTATTTTTATTTTTCAATATTTCATAGTAGTTTCCAATATGTGTTAACATTTTCATATTATAGTTTAACGAATAATCCACTTCTAGAGATGGAGCATTTTCAATAGTGTATTTATATTTAATACCACCGGGTGTTATAGTAGAATGAATCGTATATTCATCTATTATAGTATCATCATAACATGCATCCATAAATTCGTTGTTGTCATTAATAACACTATTACTAATTTCATCATCATAACTATAAAAACTATTTGACTTTTTTAAAATATTATTATTATTGCATAACGGGCATAACGGGCATAATGGTGATAATAATGTTACATTTTCTAATGAACTTTCTGAATCTGTGCTATATAAACTTGGATTCTCTACCTTATTTTTATTTTTTATATCTAACCATATGTTATTTATTCGATTCCATTCTTTTATATTTTTATCTCTTTGAGAGTTTTTTTTTATATCTATCTCTTGAATTAAACCAGACATAATAATAATAATAATATTAACAAATATCTTTATTATTATGTTTACACGTATATATTTAACTTATTTTTACCCGTATTTACTTTAACTCTGTAATAATATCCATATGTTTAAAAATAGTTTTATTTGTTATACTAGGATACTCTTTCATCTTTGGTTTTAATATACTGATAAATTCAATATCTTTTATAATGTTTTCGGTGCCTTCATCTAAACCAAATTTTATTTTATTTGACGAACTTGTTATAATAATATACAAGTTTTCATTCAACTCTTCTACTTCATTTGTTTTTTCCGGCTTTGCAATATACTTTATAATAAGTTTCTGTAAATTTCTAATAATTTCTAAAATTTCTTCCTTATCGATTACACCATTCTTCATTAAGTTTACAATAAACAAACTCATCGCGCGACGATTATCATTCGTTTTTGTGTATTCACAGAACTTATCATAATTTTTTTTAGGATCTATGTATTCAATATTGTCAAATAAATTCATAAAAACTTTATAGTTGTCTTCGAAGATTTTCTTAAACACTTCGTATTCCTCCATTAAAATTTTAAATAGTTTCGCATACAACTCAGAATAAAAACTATTTGAACTCGCAATGCTAAAAATAGAGTATCCTATCTTCATCATATTTTCATCCGTAGTCTCGTGCTCTATGAGTTGCGAAATTTCCGCCTTTATTTCATTCACCATTTTATCAAATGTTGCTTCCGACATCTTGTTCAAGTATCCACGAATGTTTTCCATATTTTTTTGTATTCCTTCACTGATATGTTTTGTTGTCGTCTGAAACTGGCGAATCGTCTCCCAATCTTCGTCCGTAATCTCTGACGTCCTGTTTTTATTTTTTTTAAATCCAATCCCCGAATTTGCTATTGCACTTATCGCTGTTCCTAATCCCATTCCTAATCCCGCAACACGAGTATCTTTTTTAAGAAAGATAGGTGTTTTTATATATGTTGGTGCTCCAACTTGTTCAGATAACTTTGAAATAATATCCAAAGTTTTTTGTGTTAAGTTACATATGAACCCAGCATTTGTTATTTCTTCGTAATCATTCATGTCATATTGTATCATTTTTTTTAATGCTTCTGTCATATATTCCTATTCCTATACTTATATATTATAACATATTTATATTGATTTTAATATAATTATTATTTTGTATTTAGATGTATTGTTGCATAGTTCAAATACAAATATAAATATTTTAAACTATAAATACTTAAATGTATAAAAATATATATTATAATACATTAGAATACAAGATGTCAGAAAAGTATCCTTCTCAACGTAGCAATAAAAACTATAAGTATAATAACCAAAATCATACAAATAGTAGTAAATTTAATGCATTGAATGGTAATGGTGGTCCTGCAGGTGGTCCCGCAAGTGGTCCTCACGATGTAAATAATGGAATGGGTAGTAGTAGTAACTATCGTTCTAATTATTCCGGCTATAATGGCAATGGTCGTTATAAAAATGATTCATCCGAACAAAAATTCGAAGGTAGACAAAATAATCGCATGAATCGCGGAAATCGAAGTAATTTTAACTACCAAGATGATAGAAACAATCGCGGCGATGGATTAAATATCCAAAGAAATTATAATAAGTCGGATGATTCAACACATGTTGTTTTTTCATCTGAACAAACAAACGCAGGATCCGTGGCACCCGTGGCACCATCGGTTGAAGAAATCGACTCTTCTATCCCTCCTGTCGAAATTGACATGTCTGCACCTCCTAAAGAATTCGACAAGTGGGAAGACTTGAGTGGTATTTTAAAGGAGGATATTATGCGCGGCGTTTATTCTTACGGATTTGATAATCCTAGTTTAATTCAGCGCAAAGCTCTTTTAACTATGTTTGATAGAAGAGATATTATTGCCCAGGCTCAATCGGGAACTGGTAAAACGGGTGTTTTTACGATTGGCGTTTTGCAAAATATAAATCCTGAATTGAACAAAACCCAGGGTCTTATTATGGCACCTACGCGCGAACTTGCAAAACAAATTCATGAAGTCATATCAAGTATTGGTTCGGTAAATAAAAGTATTAAATATCATCTACTCATTGGTGGAACATCAACAGACGATGATGCGTTTGAATTGAAAAATAATATACCACATATTATTGTTGGTTGTCCAGGACGTGTCTATGATATGATGAGGCGCAATAATATTGTTGCAAAAGATATTTCTATTCTTGTATTAGATGAGGCGGATGAAATGTTGTCGAGCGGATTTAAGGAGCAGGTTTATAATATTTTTCAATATTTGAGTAATAACGTGCAAGTGGGATTGTTTAGCGCAACATTGCCTCCTGAATTGCAATTGCTTACAGATAAATTTATGCGTAACCCTGTGCGAATTTTAGTGAAATCGGAGTTGCTTACTTTAGAAGGTATCAAGCAATACTATGTCGCCCTTAACGACGACTCCCAAAAATATGCGACACTAAAGGATATTTTTAATATTATTTCAATGTCGCAATGTATTATTTACTGCAATAGCATTAAACGCGTGATGGATTTGACAGAGGCGATGCAAAACGACGGATTTCCTGTATGTTGCATTCATAGCAATATGGAAAAGTCGAAGCGCGATGAGGCGTATAGTGAATTTAAGGCGGGAAAACATCGTGTCCTTATTTCTTCGGATGTTACATCGCGTGGTATCGACGTGCAGCAGGTTAGAACAGTACTAAACTTCGACTTGCCGAAATGTGTATTTAAATACTTGCATCGTATTGGACGTTCTGGGCGATGGGGGCGTAAAGGAACCGCTATCAACTTTGTTACTCGCTGGGATATGAAAACGATGAAAGAGATTGAGCGACACTACCACACTATTGTTGATGAATTGCCTTCAAATATTGCCATTGATTAGATTTGCATTATGCAAAATATTATAGAATGTTATACCACATATAATAAAATAAATTCGTATATTTATTTTATTATTAATCTTTTAACATATAAATACGATAGGAATACGCATACGCATACAACTATAACTAGACTACTATGTTCGACCTTAATAAAATTTTAACAGATGTGAAAGAATCACAATTAAAGAAATTAGAAGAAATAAATTGTAAAATAAAAGAAGAACAACTTAAGAGAGATCCGACGGGGAAGTCAAGTGAAAATTCTTTTATAACACAGATCACAAATGAAGTAAGTAAGTATTTGAAAACATTTCCTGGGGATAAAGATGCCCAAACACCTGAATCAGGACCGACTGAGAAAGGAGAGAAGGGAGAGAAATACAAAGACCATAAAAAAGAAAAATCAAAAAATAATAACAAAAAGGCTAAAAATATCATATCCGTTGAAACATCTTTTAAACTTCCTATTTGTTATTTAGAAGATACAGATAGGCATGAAATTAATCCGAATATTTTAAATGATTTAGAACTACTTGAAGCAAAAAATGATGATTGTATTCCCATGTATGAAACAATATTTAAACCAGAATCTACTTTTAGTAAACGATACATAGTACTATGGAGTCGCTACTATACTACAAATGTCGATTTTTTAAAAGAGTCTCAAATATTTTATCAGTCTTATGTAAACCAATATGGCTGCAAATTAAACGAACCTTTGCGAATGATTCTAGATGATAAGTCGAGTGAATCTAACAACTACACTTATAAACCATACAAAACTGGCGACGAAGATGCCAGCACTGGCACCGGCACCGGAGTAATTATTTTCCCACACGATGTTTACGATACTATTGATAAACTATGGATCGATATCGCTGGCGACAAAAATTTTAAACAGCGTTTCAGTTATATCGATTTCCCTAT